ATCTTTTCAGAAACTTGCTGACATCTAGGGTCTTGGGTAAATTTAAACATTTTTCTTCCTCATTATTTTATTTTTAATTTTTAATAAAAAGTTTTCGATTTTAATTTCTGTTTGCCCAGACTTTGACTTCCTGTAGTTTTCTGACTGAAAATACGGGCTTGACATTACTTTAGAAAAGTGATCTCTAGGCATAACATAATTATACCACTAATAAAGTAGAAACCCAGATAGAGGCGGATCTATCTGGGTCTACGTGCTTTCGCACAATACAGGGAACAAAAAGCTCGACCTGTAAATCTAATTGTATTATTAAGTTTTAATAAAGTCAATACTTACTTATAGGCTATTGCTTGTCCAGTAGGAAGCTCCAATATTGAGTCTTTCCCAAAAAAATCTTGAAATGCTTTTCTAGCACCAATAGTTTTATATGAACCATAGTCATCGCATATCATTACTCCGCCACTAGCCATTTTAGGATAGAAGTAATCAATAGAATCTCGTGTTGGCTCGTATAAATCAACATCTATATGTACAAATGAATATTGAGCATCTTCCAGTTGAGAGAATACTTCTGGAATCCATCCTTTATATAGTTTAACATTTTTAAAATCGGATAGGTTATGGGTTGCGGGCTCTATGGGTATAGATAATTTTATTGTTTTAAAATAATCAGTGTCATGTTCCATAGGTTCTGATACGCCCTCAAATGAGTCTATTCCTATAAACTCTAAAGGACATAAATCTGCAACAAAAAACATTGACATTCCAGCAAATGTACCGCACTCAGCCCATTTAGCGCCTATTCTTTTTTTATTTTTTGCAAGTTGTCTTAAAATATAGAGTCTACCATAAAGAGCGTTGTCAAAAGTATTTGACATGCCAGTAATAGAATTAAACCGACGACATAGAGTCATAAACTCTTCATCGTCGGTCCAACGTGTAAGGAACCCTTCCACTAATCTTCTTTTCTAACCAATTCCCAGCTAGGAAGGTGACTGATCATAATTCTAATTTGTTCGCATTCAGAATCACTATCAGCTGTTACGTGAAGCTCTGCTGTTAATCCGTTAGGGAATTCTTCTCTTCTATCAAGTCCATTGCTCATCTCTGTATAAAGAGAGTGAACAACATCATCAATAGGCTTAAAGACATATTTAGCCATTTATTACTCCTTTTTCTATAAGTCTTGTTAAGGTATTAGTACAAATCAATTGAAAAGATTGTGTACCCTGATCTAAATGAGCCTGAATATCTTTTTCCTCAAGCCCCGCATTTTTATACAAAAATGTCATATCTTCAACTATACCATCATATAGCAGTTGAAGAATTTCATCTCTAGTCATTGTTTTCTCCTGGAGTGTAAGAAGGCGCAGGACCCAATAAGTACCCCGCCTCATGATATTGTATCATTTTTTCTATATCTTCACTAGGGGCAACATGCTTAGCCATTAGGGCTAAAATATCATATATTCTGTGCAACATGATATATGTGACCATAGGTAAATTATCTTCTAGATTAGAAGTTTTTTCTTCTTCAGTCATCTTGCCTTCCTAAATCTTCCCAAAATTTTTCTCTCCCCATAGAATCGGTTACTGGCATGGGTTTAGATTCGTTTTCAATATTATCCATGCTGTTAATCCACCAATCAACTTTTGATTTTATTTGATTATATTTTGATACGCCCATTGTTACTTTGTATGAACATGACAAGCAATATAAAAATATTTCATCGTCTAATCCTAAATTGGGCATAAGAGAAGCCTGATCTACTGGGCATAAAAGCTTTTCAACCAGGCCTTTCTCAGACATGGATATATATGTTGATACGTACTGTATCTCCATTTACATCCTTTCTACTTCGTTGGGAATTTTAAATAAAATTCCTTTGCTGGGGCGTTTAACCCCTTCCATGACGACCAGTCGGTTCCGCCTTGCGTCATGTAATACGTTATCTCTGCGTTAATTACTGGGTCAAACAAAAGTATGTTTGACTTTAAGTCGAATTTCTCTTTACGATCAATGCCGAGATTTCCCAACATGTTAATCTGAAAAATTCCATAGGAACTGTCTCCAGTTTTCCTGTTACCATTGTAAGCCATTGGGCGTCCATTGGATTCCCGCTTAGCAATAGCCCAAGCCGTTTTAAGGGCTTTTCCTTCAAAGCCGACAGCTTCGAGTAATTCTTTTAACTCTAAGTCTGAAAGCATCTCAGAAGGCTTGTATACAGTATTGCTGTACTTCTCTAGGGTTTCTTTCTTAAGTTGTGCTTCTGATTTAGTCTCTACCTGTACTTGAGGTGCAGATAAAGCCAAAGCAGCTGGCTGTTGTCCAAATAGAAATAGTGTTCCTACTACTATATAAGACCAGTTATGTACTACATCACTCAGCCTGTTTTTTATTTTCTCCATTGGCATTTCCTCCTTTAGAGATAACGAACTACTATAATAACATTGGTTTAAGGTTACTGTCAAGTCAGTTGACTAAAATTTTAGTTGATTGATAATTAAATAATTAAAACTTGTTTTTTTTATTCTTGCTCTAGACCTACAATAAAATTTTTGATACACTTAGTATCTTATTATTTTTAAAGGAAAGAGGCGTGAATTAATGTCAAAAACTATTGATAATCCGTATGAAAATTTCATAGCATTATCTCGATATGCAAGATGGATCCCAGAAGAAAATCGTCGTGAAACATGGGGTGAAACTGTAGATCGATACTTTGATTTTATGAAAGAACATTTAGCCGAAATTGGTTATGTTCCAGATACAAAGTTAGTTGATGAGTTAAAGAACGCTGTTTATAACAGAAGCGTTATGCCGTCCATGAGGTCTGTAATGACAGCTGGCGCAGCATTAGAACGTGATCATGTTGCAGGATACAATTGCTCCTTTGTTCCAGTAGATTCTCCAAGATCATTTGATGAGACTATGTATATCCTTATGTGCGGTACGGGCGTTGGATTTTCAGTAGAGTATAAATATATTAATAAACTTCCTTCCGTTCCAGAAACTTTTGAAAAATCTACAACTACAATTGTAGTAGAAGATTCAAAGCAGGGTTGGGCAAAATCATTCCGTGAGCTATTAGCACTTCTTTGGTCTGGACAAATCCCATCTATTGATGTTTCAAAACTTCGTCCAGCAGGTGCTCGTTTAAAAACTATGGGTGGTCGCTCTTCTGGCCCACAACCACTTATTAACCTTTTTGATTTTACAATTGCTAAATTTAAAAATGCAGCGGGTCGTCAGTTTAAGCCGATTGAAGCACATGACATCATGTGCAAAATTGGTGAGATTGTAGTTGTTGGCGGTGTACGTAGATCAGCTATGATTTCTCTTTCAAATATTAATGATATTGAGATGGCTCAAGCAAAATCTGGAAATTGGTGGGAAAACAATTCACAACGTGCATTGTCAAATAACTCTGTTGCGTATTCTCGCAAACCAGAGATGGAGCAGTTTATTGCAGAATGGAAATCTTTGTATGACTCAAAGTCTGGGGAACGTGGAATCTATAATGTTGCAGCAGCGCAGGCTCAAGCGGCGAAATATGGTCGTAGAGACCCTGAAATCCATTATGGAACGAACCCATGTTCAGAAATTATTTTACGTCCTTATCAGTTTTGTAATCTTTCAGAAGTCGTATTACGTGAAAACGATACAAAGGAAGATATCCAACGCAAGGTTGAACTTGCAACGATACTTGGCACATGGCAATCAACGCTAACTGACTTTAAGTATCTTCGTAAAATTTGGAAGGATAATACCGAAGAAGAAAGACTATTAGGTGTTTCTTTAACTGGACAATTTGGCCATAAATTTATGTCTGGTAAACAAGATATAGTTGCACTTGAAGCATTTTTAATGTCATTACGTGAGCATGCAAGAGAAGTAAATAAAAAAGAAGCAGCAAAAATTGGCATTAATGAATCTGCTGCCATCACATGTGTGAAACCCTCTGGCACAGTGTCACAACTTGTGGGAGTTTCTTCAGGAATGCATGCATGGCATTCTCCATATTATATTCGCACAGTAC